AGTGGCGTCACGGCAAAAATTGTGTTGGAATGTGGCTTCCAGACAAATACGAGATACACATCGTAAGTTCTTGTAAAGGCACAAACCGGCAGCAAGTGTGGGCGCATGAGGCGATCCACGCAATGCTTGACATCGCTGGTCATGATGACCTAAGCCGCGATGAGCAATTTGTAGATCGAATCGGACACTTGCTGCAACAGATGCTCACTACTATGGGGTAAGCAATGCGAGCAAAGGCCACCGACGATCAGATACTAGCGGCGTTACAGGAAGCCAACGGGATACGAGCAAAGGTCGCTATCAAGTTTGGATTGAATGAGCGCAGCCTGCTGATGCGGCTAAAGAAGATGAAGGAGAAGGGCTATACCATCCCCGACTCCACGTATCAGCCAGGACATCAAATCGTAGACAAGGGTGACTATGAGTTCACCCCGCTGCCCGACGACGACGTTCCCATCGAGGAACTGATTGCCCAGCGCAAGCGCAAATTCCAGCACAAGCGCGAACACGAAGAAGCCAGCAAACTTATTCCAATTAGGGTCAAGATGTCAGGTGCTATCGGCATCCTGCACTTCGGCGACCCGCACGTAGACGACGACGGCTGTGACATTGAGGCCATTGAGCGCCACACCGACTTGGTGAACCGCACCGAGGGGTTGTTTGCGGCGAACGTAGGCGATACCACGAACAACTGGTGTGGCCGTCTCGCCCGCCTCTACGCCGACCAGACGACCTCAGCGGCACAGGCTTGGAAGATAGCCGAGTGGTTCATCAACCGCTGTGACTGGCTTTACATGATTGGCGGCAACCACGACCTGTGGTCAGGCTCGGGCGATCCGCTGCGTTGGATAGCCAAGCAGCAGTCCGCCCTCTATAAGTCCTCAGAAGCCCGTATAGCCCTTCAGTTCCCGACCGGCCTAGAAGTGCGGGTCAACGCACGGCACGACCACAGCGGCTCTAGTATCTGGAACCCGGCGCACGGCCCGATGAAGGCTGCGTTGATGGGAACCCGTGACCACCTATACGTGGCCGGTCACAAGCACGAGTCGGCTTATAGCGTCTTGAAGGACGCGATCAGCGGCATTACGATGCACGCGATGAAGGTTGCGTCGTACAAGATTTACGACCGCTACGCCAAGGAGCGTGGGTTCAGGGACAACTGCCTGTCGCCCTGTGCGCTGACGACGATTAACCCTGCGCTACCGCCTGACCATCCAGACTTGGTGAAGGTGTGGTGGGAGCCGGAGGAAGGGGCTGACTACCTGACATACTTGCGGCGGCGCTAAATATCTCAGCCCGTTCGCGGTTTGCACGCAGGGTGCAGTACCGCTGGTGCAGGCGCTTGAGGAACGTGGAACGCCGCTGACCGGCAATCTCCTCGTCCAAGAGCGCCTTGACCTCGGCCTCGTTAAATAGATTCAGGTTTTGGTTCAAGACGCGCCAGTTTTTCATGGCCGTATTGTAAATGAATTATTTAAGGCGCTGCAAGTAAAGCGCCTGTAGGGCACATACGGTGTCGTCGGGGTCACGGGCTTCGTACCACTCGCCCCTCGGCTGGAATAGTCCCTGAAAGCGTTTCTGGCCGTCTGACAGCCGCCCGCCCTTGGCCTTGACCTCTATCCAGCATATCCACGCCATACCGTCGTGCATTGGCTTGACGGCCAACAGGTCAGGGATGTCGTGCCCTGCCGAAGCGTAGTCGATGACCTCGAAGTTAGCCTTCCGTAAGGCCTCTACGATCTCTGTGTGGTTGTTGTCTCGACGTTTAGCGTAGCGCATTTGGACATTTTGCGTGACTCGCGTTTGGCCTTCAACTTTGCGCGATTTTCTTCCCATTTCCTATAAAACTCCTTCATCAAAGGCTCATGGCCGGAGTAACCGTACAAGGCGTCATCAAGCAATAATTTCATGCGCTGCGCTTCTTCCATTTCGGTCTTGGTCAGCGCATATTCTGGGTGCGTAAGTTGCCTAAAAATAATGAAGCATATTTGTCCGTGGACTTTCTCCGTTGATTTGTAATCTCGCAATTTCATCATTTTGTTCCAATGCCGGTTCATGCCAAACCAGCGGGCAACGGGCGTCATTTTCGCCACCTCAACCCATATATCGCTCGTTTTTGCACCCTTGCTTTCAGTCGCTCCACCCCGTTTTCGCCCCATAGTTCCCGCACCATGCCTCGGACATGCGGGTCGCCATACGCCTCCGTGGCATCGTCCAGCGAACGCAGGATGTCGCCCACGTAATTCTTGAGCCACGACGTACGCTCGGCACGCTGCTGCCAATCGCCTACGCCGATCCGGGCAAGGTACGCATCCGCCATCCGCAGGCGGTGGTAAGAATTGCCTTTTACGGACTCCCAGTACCGAATGTTGGCCTGAGATGCCCACGAAATATCGCTGCTATTTGTGACTGGATTGTTCATTGATGTTTAGCACGCATTGAATTTGGTACAGCCGCAGCGCAGGAATCTTGTCTTCCTTAAACCAGCGCAGCACAGCCTGCCGTGTTACGCCCAACGCCCGAGCAATCTCGCTCTGGGAGCCATAAATCTTCAGTAGTTGTTTCGGTGTCATAGATTGCACAGTAACAGGTGTTGACAGGATCGTCAACGGGAGTATACTGCACTTCGGGGATTGGCCCCGATGGAGAAAGACATGGAAGATGATTACCGCATCTTGGCCGAGCAGGAACGCGACCGACTTATGGAGTTGCACTGCCGCGCCGAACACGCCGCCTTCAACGTCATTGAAGGCTTAAACGAACTCAACCGCATCGAAGCCGAAGGCGCTTTCAAACTGCACCAAGCATTTGCCGAGTGCATCGCTGCGATTGACGCCGCATCCGCCAAACTGAGGAACCCGCAATGACCGGCGACGACATCATCCGACTGGCGCGAGAGGCTGGGTTTGCTGGATGGCTTGCCGAAACGCCTTTTGTGACAGCCTCTTTTGAACGCTTCGCCGCCCTCGTTGCCGCAGCCGAGCGGGAGGCGTGTGCCAAGATTGCTGAATTTTATGAACCAATCTGTGACCGCTGCCCTAGCGGTGTCGCTACTGCTATTCGCGCAAAAGGAGAACAAGCATGAAAGTTTACGAGAAGATTGCCGCTGTCACCGCCGAACTATCCAAGATCGGCATTAGCAAAGACAGCAAGAACCAGTCGCAGGGCTACGCTTTCCGTGGCATTGACGCTGTGTACGGCGCGCTCTCGCCGCTGCTGTCAAAGCACGGCCTGTGCATCCTGCCTCGCGTCACCGACCGACAGGTTATCGAGCGCCAGAACCGCCAAGGCACTGCGTTGTTCTACGTCACGCTGACCGTGGAGTTTGATTTCGTAGCCGCCGAGGACGGCAGTAAGCACACGGTCATTACCGTAGGCGAGGCGATGGACTCAGGCGACAAGGCCAGCAACAAGGCTATGTCTGCGGCTTACAAGTACGCCGCTTTCCAAGCGTTCTGCATCCCGACCGAAGGCGATAACGATGCCGACTCACAGACGCATGAAGTCGCCGCAGCCACTACCGATCCTGCCGTAGAAGCAGCCGTGCAATTAGCAGCCACTATCGAGGAGTTAAACGGAATATGGAAAAGCCTAAACGCAAACGAGCGAAAGGCGCATCTGAGCCTGTTCAGCGAAAAGAAAAACAAGTTGGCCTCAGTCTAAGGGAGCAGAGGCTAGTGAAAGAAATAGTAAGTGATGTTGAGTCATACATCGTGGCTTGGTCGCTGACCAATACCGTCGAAACGATGGAACAGATGATTGAAGAGCGTAAGGCTGGTGCGTATCCGAACGGCGTGTTCGATAAAAACAAGGCCAAAGACCTGCGCTTGTTAAAAGATCATCGAGATGCGGCTGAGATTATTTTGTCTTGGTACAAGGTGCCAAACACATGACTTACCCCATCATTGAATTAGAGCGGTGGGAATATGACTTGGTAAACCTTGTCGGCGCTCGACGTTGCTCGGCAAGGTGGGATAGCCAAGACGCCTTGCACTACGACCCGAAGCGCATGGAAGACGACCGCACGGCGCAAGTGGCTGCGTGTGCAGCAGAGTTGGCCGTAGCCAAATACACCAATCGTTATTGGCACGCACACGTATGGGATGCCCGCGATCACCAACTCTACAAAGACTGGCCGGACGTTGGCAGGAACATTGAGGTTCGTCGCGTGCGAACCAGTAACACTGCCGCCGTGCGACAACACCAGATCGGTAAAGGCTTGGTGTTGTTCGTCGCCAAACCTGTCATGCCAGAGATACGAGCCGTCGAGATTCTTGGCTGGCTGCCGCATGACTTGGCATGGGAGAAGGCGACGCCCTCTGACTATTCAGAAACCACACGAGTTATTTCCCCTCAACACCTACGATTGGAAAAGTATCCGTGAAGTTATGAAAACCTACACCAAACCTTCGCGCTATAACCCCTGCATTACGTTCGAGCAGTACAAGGTGCTGCGTGAGCGTAGAGACAATGCCAAGACTAACAAGAAGCGCATCGACTACAAGCCGCTGGCGCAGGAGTGGGGACTGAAGCCCACGCACATGGCCTCTGCACTGCACCGTGGCATCAAGCAGTACGACTACTTGCTGTGGAAGCAAGGAGAGTTGCAATGATTAGCCATATCGCCAAACGTCCGAGCGACGTAGATGGGCCATCAACGGATGACTCTGGCTACCGTCGCCTCTGGGCTGCTGTGTTGTGGCAGGCGATCAAGGACGCAGATAACTCCGATGGTCGAGGCGCTGCGTTTCATTGGATTTTTTCTCGTCGTGAGGACACGGGATCAATGCGCTGGATATGCGACATGCTTGATCTTGACTACAACAAGTTGCAGACGATGTGCATGACCCGTGATGGCCGTAAAAAAATCTTAGGGAGAGTGTGATGGAGCAACGAACAACAGAATGGCACGCCGCCCGTTTGGGCAAGGTGACTGCATCAAAGGTGGCTGATGTAGTGGCACGCACGAAGAGTGGCTATGCCGCTACCCGCGCAAATTACATGGCGCAGTTGGTATGCGAACGCTTAACCGGCAAGCCGACCGAAGGGTTCAGCAGTGCCGCAATGGAATGGGGCGTCGAGCAGGAAGCCGCAGCGCGTGATGCTTACAGCGCCAAGGTGGGCGAACTCGTTACCGAGGTGGGCTTCATTAACCATCCTGCAATCGAGATGGCAGGAGCCAGCCCTGACGGATTGGTGGGCGTGAACGGCTGCGTCGAGATCAAGTGCCCGTCCACGGCTACGCACATCGAGTATCTCTTTGAGCGTGACCCGCCACAAAAATATTTTTACCAGATGCAATGGCAGATGGCCTGCACTGGTACGGATTGGTGCGATTGGGTCTCATACGATCCGAGGATGCCCGAGGAATTACAACTTCTGGTAGTGCGTATCCCACGGGATACAGACTGCATCATGGTTCTTGAGAAAGAAGTGCAGGAGTTTTTGGCTGAGTTAGATGATAAGGTTTCCAAACTGAAGGAGATGACCCTGTGAATTACGACAACACTAACCGTGGCGTGCTGTTCCCGAACGATAAGAAGGGCAACGAAAAGCGCCCAGACTTTACTGGCGACCTGAACGTGGGCGGCACGGAGTACAAACTGTCTGCGTGGAAGAAAGCCTCAAAGGCTGGCAACAATTTTTTGTCCATTAGCGTCCAGTTGAAGGAAGGCCAGAAGGCACCGCCGAAGCCTGTGCCTGCCGGTACGCTGACTGAGGACAACTGGGCGAAGGCTGACCTTAACGATCCGTTGGGGTTCTGATGAAGCGGTTTCTGTCATTAGGCGCTGGGGTGCAGTCATCGACGCTTGCGTTGATGATTGCCCACGGCGAATTAGAGCCTGTGGATGCGGCTATCTTTGCCGACACCGGATGGGAGCCGAAGAAGGTTTACGTCTGGTTGGATTGGCTAGAGAAGCAACTGCCTTTCCCTGTGCATCGAGTTCAGCGTGGCAACCTGCGCGATGACCTGACCAATAAGACTGAGAGCGGCAAGCGCGTGGCTGCCGTCCCATTTCACATGGTCATGCCTGATGGCACTCGTGCGATGGGTCGGCGGCAATGCACCAAGGAGTACAAGATTGAGCCTTTGGTAAAGAAGGAGCGCGAACTGATTGGCCTTGTGCCTCGGCAGCGTGCGAAAGGCGTGCTGTGCGAAACGTGGATCGGCATTAGCACCGACGAAGCGTTGCGGATGAAGCCAAGCCAGTTGGCGTGGAAAAAGCACCGTTGGCCGCTAATTGAGAAAAGCATGAGCCGGTGGGATTGCTTGCAATGGATGGAGCGCAAGGGTTATCCGTTGCCGCCGAAATCCAGTTGTATCGGCTGCCCGTACCACAACGACCATGAGTGGCGGTTGCTGCGGGAAGACCCAGAGGCATGGGCAGATGCGCTAGAGATGGACAAGGTGATACGCAATCAGAGCAAGATTGCTGGCACGCAATATATGCACCGATCCTGCAAGCCGCTTGAAGAGGCCGACCTGTCCACAGCGGAAGACCACGGACAGGTGGATATGTTCAACAACGAATGTGAAGGAATGTGCGGCGTATGATTAGCGAAGAGAGAGCCGAGAAGGCGCTGCGGTATCTTGTCGATACAGACGAGCCGTGTGCGCTGGCAAAGGCTGAGATGGAGCGTGCTGAGTATGGCTGGAAGGCGACCCGTGAGGCCGTCTTTACCCATGCCGAGGGTACGGTGGCGGAGCGGCAAGCGATTGCCGCGACCCACCACGCCACCAAAGAAGCGCATGAGCGATACTGTGCGGCTGTGGCGCTGTACTCGAAGATGGCGAATAAGCGCGAAACCGAGCGTATCGTCCTCGATACTTGGCGCACCATCTCGGCTAACCGACGAATGGGCAGTCCATAAAAAAAGCCCCACCGAAGTGGGGCTAAGGACTCTCTAGGAGAAGTACACGGAGAAAATCGCAATGCTCCGTGAGAATAGCAGATTAGTGGGGTTATGCAATGGATCAGTTACTCGCGGAAATTAAGGCTCGGGACATCAGCAAGTTGACACAAGTAGAGTGGTATAGCCGCTTTGCCTACGTCAGTTCCGAGGATTCTTACTTCGACATGGTGGAGCGGCGGGAACTGTCCCGATCCGCCTTTAATGCCATATTTCGAGGCGTCTCATGCGCCTCCGTACACAATAAACGTCGCATCGAGGCGTCCGTGGCGTTTGATGAGAGCCGCGCTGAGATGGGTGGTTTAGCCCTAGAGGGCATCACGTTTGCGGCTGGCGAGAGCGCGTTAGTCGGTCGCACCGGCTTGGTCTACGGCAACCGCTGGCAGAACGGACGCCCCAAGGGGGTACAGGGTAACGCCTCGAAGTGGCTTGAACACTTGGAGCGCATGGTTCCCGACGAAGCCGAGCGCGACCATGTGTTGAACGTCATGGCGTACAAGCGTCAGTTCCCGAACCGCAAGATTAACCACGCCGTTCTGCATGGCGGGATGCCGGGGGCGGGTAAGGATACGCTGTGGGCTCCGTTCCTGTGGGCGATAGGCGGCGCGCTCAACACGAACATAGCCGTCGTGCGAAACGAGGAACTGGCGAGCCAATGGGGCTACGTCTTGGAGTCCGAGGTTGTAGTCATCAACGAACTGCGGCAGTCGTACAAGGGCGATCAGCGAGCGATGGAGAACACGCTAAAACCGCTCATTGCCGCGCCGCCTGAACTCTTACAGGTCAACCGCAAGGGCTTGCACCCGTACTACGCGCTAAACCGTTTGTTTGTTCTGGCGTTCAGCAATGACCGCAACGCTATCGCCTTGCCAGCCGATGACCGGCGATGGTTCGTGCTGTGGTCACACGCCCCGAGGATGGAGGACAGGGACGCTGCTGCGCTCTGGCAATGGTACGCCGAGGGCGGGTTAGAGGTCGTCGCAGGGCTGCTCGACGCTCGGGATGTAAGCCAGTTCAATCCTGGTGCGGCTCCGATGATGACCGACGCCAAGGCCATCCTATTGCAGCAGGGCATGAATCCCACCGAGGCGGCAGTTGCCGAACTCATTGCAAGCCGTCAGAGCGTATTCAAGCCTGGAGTCATTGCTGCCCCGTTCCATCGAATCGTGCAGGAACTCGCCAACCAGTTAGGCGAGAGGTTCCGAGTCAATCAGAACGTGCTTCAGATCGCTTTGAAAGACTGTAAGTGGGAGGACAGGGGGCGCATTTACTCGAAAGAGCATCCAACCAAGAAGCACGTTTATGTGTCGCCTGAATTCTCGCACCTGTCTAACACCGAGTTGCGGCGGATGGTTGAGAATCCGCCACAACCCGTGTTGTCAGTCGTCAAATAGGATAGAGGCTAGAACGGTCAGGGCTACGGCTATCAGGAATCCCGCCATAGCGTAGCCCTCGCAGTATCCACGCACCGCGACAGATACGTTATCCAGTAGCGGCGGGTGCAGCGGGTCAGCCGTGGATAGGTTGGGCGCAAGCCCCAACGCTCGTGGAACTCCGTCATGGCCTACCCTCCAACGCTCGACGCACTTCCTCGACAAAGGGCGCGAGTTCCCTAACCGTCAAGTCGTCGTCCCACGCGCTCATAAACGCCCGTACAGCCGCTTGGAGCCGCAGAGGGTTAGGCGGGTAGCGATAAGGTCGGGCTACCTCTTCCTCGGCGAATAAAGCCTCTAGTTCTGCAATGGTTGGTCGGTGTGGCTTTTCCATAAGTTCACCAGTAATTGGAGAGCGGGTGCTGTGCGCGTGAGGATCGGACGTTTGGCGGTGGCACTTCCCGCCAGTCAATCAAGCCACGGCAGAACCATCGGGACAGTTTGCGCCAGAGTTTATAGCGAGACATAAGGCCTCCTAAGTTGATAGCGAGCATATCGCTTGCCGTTGGTTGTCTCTGTCTTGCACTCGATATCAAGCCCCTCTCGCCTTAATTCGGCGATCCGAGCGGCAAGGCGAAAACAGCCGTAATCCTGGAGCGCGTCCAACGGGGTAAGCGACCGCCCTAGAATCAGGGCGGCTCGAATCTGGTCATTCTGCGACATCGAGCGGGTCTCCTATGTTGACTTCCTCGACATCCCAGTCGACCTGCGCGTGGGGGGTATAGCCCGACTTCACGATTTGCAGCGCAATCTCGGCGGCGTCGTCTTCGTCTCGTGCCTCAACCGTTACGATTTCCTGAATGGATGCGAAGAGCACTACGTCGAAGGTTTTCATAAAACCTCCCCGGTAGCCTTGGCGATAACATCCCTGCAAATGTCGCCGGTCAGGATGCCCTCAACGTCTTCAATGCGACCGGCAAGCCATGCCTCGCGCACATCGCGCAACACCGCCAAAAGGTCAGGCGCTGCAGAGAGTAGGTCGCCCGTGTACTTGCCACGCGCTCCGATGACTTCGATTTTCATGCGGCCTCCGTTTTCTTTTTAACGTCTTCGATGAAGTCTTCAGCGTGTACCACCCCGAGATGGTCGAACGCCTCGTCGTCGTCGTCCCATGTCTCCACGGCTATCTCGTGGGCTTCCTCGGGTGTATCGGCTTCGACTTCTAATTGATAGGCGTGATGCTCTACACGGCAGAGCGTGACCGTAAAGCGGCTCATGTGTTTTCCTCCGTCAAGGTGTGATCTTGTTCGACATAATCCAGAGCGGCTTCATAAAGCCGGTCGCGCTCCGTTTCGTTGCTTGAATACCAAAGGATGAAGTTTCGGATAGCGTCTAACGCTTGCTCTTGTTTCTGGTTCATGCGGCCTCCGACTTGATAGCGTCAAGCATATGTTCGGCAATCTCTCGCCAGTTAACGTCAGACAGAAAGGCTCGTGCGTAATCCACCGCAAGCCCCTCCACGTTGTCCATCGTGATGATGGAGTCAGCGTAGTCCTTCAAATAATCGACTAACTCTGCTGCGTCTAGCCCCTCACTAGGCGCGGTGAAGTGTTCGCGGTAGTCAAAGCAGTCGAATATCTCCAGATTGACACGCCATGTGGCGTAGTTAGTCCAACCGTTGTAACGGCTATCGGTGTCGTTGATTGTGTATCCCATGATTGTTCTCCGTGCTTGGTTGTTAGTTAGGCGGCTTTGGCGATAGCGTTAAAGGCTTTCCAATAGGTCAAGGCAGAACGGTAGTCGTCACACCGTATCTTGTCGTGTACGTCGCCACGAGCGTTGCGGACGACGACACACCACCACGAGCCAGAGCGCGAGAAATGGGTAGACCAATCGTTTTTGAAAATCTTTACTTTTGAGGATGCGTAAGACATTGCTTTATCTCCTAGAGTTAGTTGCGGCAATAGTCAACGAGGGCAGCGAGACCTGCGACGCAGATGCTAAACGCACCGAGCCGAAAGTCGTCGAGGACGATAGAGGCTAAAGCGACGCTAAAGCCTACGAACACTAACGAGTTAAGGAAACGAGTCATTTCGTCACCTGCTGATAGTCAGAGTGAAAGATGCCAACAGAGTAAGCGAGAGAACTTAACGCCCACATCTTTGCGGCTCGGTAGTCCTCACGCTCAACGGCGCGTAACGCATCGTTGAGACAGACTCGGGCAGATGAATCCATCAACGCTCCGTTACCGATATGTTTACGGGCGAGGATGATTGCTTTGTTTGCTTCTGTGATCATTGCTAAATGCTCCGTGTTAGTTAGCGAGGGCTGAGAGTTTCGCGGACATATCAGCGAGGCGATGCGCGAAAATCGGGACGTTGCGGTACTTCGCTACGTTGTCGCCATGCGAGACGGTGGCGAACCAGTTTCCGTATGTGCTATTGGTGCGAGTGATGCGGAAGACGCAGCGATCTGCGTAACCTACATATTCACCTTTGCGGAATGCTGACTTCTCAATATTGAACATGGCTAGTTGCTCCGTGTTACCTGGTAGTTATCTGTCAACGATTCCTTTATATACCTATGCTCATATGCTGTCAACGATTTATTTACAGATAGATAGATGCTCAGATGCTATGCAATTCTGACTAGTTGTGTAGGTCATCACGGACAGTCACGGACAGCCCAAAAATGACGATTTTGGTTAAAAAGTGACCAATTAGCCTAAAACGGAGACGTAACATAGTGGTTTATAGGTATCGAGTGGACACTTGAAAGGACAGTTTTTCAGGATCGCCTAACTGACTGTTTCGCAAGTGGAAAATGACAGTTAGGACAGAATAGGTCATTTGTCTCTTACTCAATTTGATGATGGATATAAATAGTGAGTTGATATCCAATGACCTAAACTGTCCTGTGGATAACTTACAGGCTGCTGTTGCACCCTAACCACTTGTTGCGATCTCGCCACAAACGTCCAGGTGTTGCACAAACGCAACAGGTCATGACCATGTTGCACAAACGCAACGTGTTGCACTCACGCAACATCGAGTGAATGTAAATGATTCTCTTATGCGTAACGATAATCGTTAGCATCCAGGCTTGTGGTACACGCACAACAGGGTGTTGCGGCAAAACAACAGGGGGGGTGGGGCCAGGCGTTGACCGGTCACGATTACGAATGGGTCACAAAAACTTTTTATTTTTTTTACATCCATCCCCCTCCCTGCTAACATTCCTTTTGCAACGTCTGACCAGATGCGCTGGTAGCGACCGAGAGGTAACTGAAGCAGGACGCTCCATCTAAGGCACTAAACGTCTTTCTCCCTAGACGCTTCCGCCTCGGCACACAGGCTACCCGGTTGTGGTAGATCGCGGCCTCCCGGCAGGATCACCCTGCACGTTGTTCTCTCGCCAAACCTTCTGTTACAGTCTCGGTATGCCGATACAGATGTCTGAGGCAGAGTGGTTAGAGTTTGCTGCCAAGGCTTTGGTGTGCCGATCTTGCTTCTGGGCTGCTCAAGT